CGGTAAGATAGCATCCGGTGCAAGAAATCCGAGGTCATCAAGATTACCGGAAACCATGGTTGTTGCTTGTGGGTTGGCGGCGTTATCCGCAAAAGAATTGTATCGCAAGGGTCCGAGGACACCAAAAGGCAGATATGCCGCATCTGTGTCGCCCTTGTCTACCGCGGTGTTCATCTCGATACGAATGTATTTAGAGTTATTTGTATAATTTCCAAAGTCTTTATATCGACGGTTAGTGTTGTCCCATGTCTGGTTCTTATCGCCAATGCGGCGAGCAATATAATTCTCAGAATTGGGATTTAAATTCAGATTCGTCCACTGCTCTAAGTACTCTACTCGATTATCGGTATCCGACATTTTACGAATAGCTAGTGTAAAGCTGCCATAGTCTTGATAAGAGTTCGCTGACCTTTTAAGGTCTTGGATACAAATCTTGAGATTGCGCGAAGACCATGAGCCGGCGTTTTTGGCGACCACCCGGAAAAGCTTTGGCATCGCGTCTGCCAGGAAGCTACCCGTGGCAGTACCTTGAGTCATATCTTGCGCAATAAACCAGCCGGTTTTTGCTTCTTGATAATCCTTGCGTCGGTCTGCGAAAAAGCCGGCGTCGCCTTTGGATCCACTAATCAGGGGAAGGATGGCTCCCAGCGTATTTGTGCTGGTGCCGAGGATTTGATTGACATTCCCTTCGAAGGTCTCCCCAAGCCAATATTTTTCAAGCTGAGAGGTTGATGTCACGCTGCTATTGGTCAAAGTGGGATTAGTGTTAAACACCTTCCGTGCAAACTTATCGCTGGTCTCGCTAAAGTCGAAGGCGGTGTCAATAATAGTATTATTACTCTCATCTTTGATCTGAACTTTGAACTCTTGACCGGAGATACTCCGGAAGGCTATGCTCGACCCTACCTGTACGGTGGGGTTGTTATTGTCCACAAAGGTTCCGGAGAGGCCGATGGCCGAACCCGAATTCATGTACCACACTGCCGCCAGAGTACCCGTTACAGGGTTGGAGGCGGGGACTGATTCGCTCACTGCGACAAACAGACCGTAGGCGCCGCCATTATTGGCAATCTCTCCTCCCGCCGTGCCGCCCGAACTAGCTGAAAGAACCGTGGTGGTCCATCCGGCTAGCGCGCCGGCGTCATCCGCGGTGGCTACCTCCGAAGCTTGGCCGCCCAAGCGAACATATGTGATAGGGGAGTTATTTCTCATCCATGCCTGCGCTGCATATGCCGCATAAGTGGGAGAAATGTAGTTTCCATTCCGTGAAACATCTTTTCCGTCGCCTCCGGGAATAGGCATACCAAATTCTGTGATGAATTCGGCAAAATCCTTAACCCGAGTTGGTCTAAGAATGGGACCTTTTTCAGATCGACCAATCAAAACGGGGCCTACATCAGCCGGCTCGGCGGATCTTCCAGTGTTGTCAATCTCGTTAACAAAAACACCGGGTGAAATAAATTTAAATCTATCGACAGACATTCGCTATTCTCCTTGTAATTGTGGAAAAGTTTCTTTATTAATTAGTTGTTAGTCCCTGTAAAAGCCTCGATTATCAATGTAATCGGGAATATCGCCCAAAATAACGCGTTCACGTGGGATTTTAACCTCCACTGCGTTTTGCCGCTTCACAAGCTTTGGCCTCTCGCCATTAGGGGCCTCTCCAATAACATAACCCAACACTTCAAAATTCAACTTCGCCTCAAATTTCCTTTCGTCATTGCCCATGTCGGATACGTTGCTTGTGGTACCAAAATCCCCCTGCAAGAACGTCTCAAATCGGTGGCCGTCTCTTTTGATCGAAAAGGAATTGATGTGGCCGCCTAAAGTCGCGAAGGGGGAAAGCAGTTCGTTCATCTGTTGGGCATATTCCGTGGTGATTGTCACCGTATATTTCATAGAGAGGTATACGGGGATGGGCATTGTGATCGTCTCATAGACCACTTTTTTGTTATCTTTAATCGGGTAGTAGGCTTGGCGGCCAGGAGTTCGTGTTGTTATGTTCCCTACGCCGCCGGCATCACTCCCGGAGATATCAAGCCATTCTTTAATATTATCGGCGATTGCAAAATTATTCGTTTTATCGGCTTTAATCTTTCGAGCCAGAGTGATGCGACCACCGCGCACCGGGTCAACAAGGTTAGAAGAGGCTCCCCAATAAGCGCCCTTTCGGTTGGTGTCCTTTGTAACAGACATGCGCTCAATGGTTATAATAGGATATATAACCGTGTTGTCGGTGTCAAACAAAGGGGGCTCGCCTTTGTGTTTTGACAGGAAGGCGCGCTCTGGAGTCGACCATACAATCGGCACTTCCTTCCACCCTTTGTTGGTGTGGGCGCGCAAGTTCATGGTGTCGTTCATAAAATCATAAAACGCGAAGTCAACCGTCTCTAGCGAGGATGGCTGGATCTCTTTGACGCTTATAATTGCATTGGTATCCGTGATTTTCGTATAATCGTTATCGTCAGGTGGCATCGAACAACCCCTCCCGTGCCTTAATGCACGAAGCTTCCGCTTCAAATATTCTTTCCCAGCCGGCCCAGCCTTGGCCAAAAATCTGTTTTGGGTAATCGATAGTGGCGATCTCAAATAAATCGTCCCCATATCTCACAAAATCACCCTCTCGAATATATAGGTCTTGGTCTTCGGTTAACCGCCGGCGGTGAAACTTTACCGTAATAGATAAGCGTTTGTCGACGCCGAGACCGCTAATCCGGGTGGCGTATCCCCCCCATTCTACTAGAGCGTATACCCATATAGGCGGCAAAAAGCTTTTTATGAGCGCTTCCCCATAAAGAGGGTGAAAGCGCGTTTCTTCTAGACTAATAGGGTAATATATGACCTCTTGGCCAATTACGCGTTCCACCAATTCATCGTTAACTTGTTTTACAAGATCGCGCTCTTTTTCACCTAGAAAGAGAGGTGGTGGTGGACTCGCAGGTTGTTTCCATTTATTCTCATCAGACATAGTTCACTTATCCCGTAAAAATCAAGAGTGGAATCTTCTCTTGCACTTTGTTGACGGCATCTGATAAATCTGCATCCCCCTGTGCCACCTTGGTATAGGTAAGCTCATCGAGGATGGTTTTAAGTTCTTCTCGCAATTTTTCTTGTTCGGTTTTCCCTTGAGTCAGCAATGCGGGCCCATCCAGAGTCACTGAATCTCCGGGTATCGGGATGGTTGCAAATTTGCTACGAATATTTCCTAGCATTTCCTTGCAAACCGCTAATGTAAAGCGACGGATCCACTGTTTACCAATCGAATTAATATTTTGGTAAGGTGTGTTCTCGAAAGGCAGCGCATTAATATTATTAATGCCGTCAACCCCGGTTTTACCGGCTTCATCGGCGACCCATGGAGTATCCGTATCCACAAAAAACTCAATCCACATTTTCGAAGGCATTATATTCCGCTTGGACTCGGGATAAAGCCGCAGACGGTTGTCTTTTAGTTCATAGGACCACTGGCTGTTTCGTGTATAAATAGCGTCTTCAAAGGCCATGGCCTGCGCTTTATTCTGCCAGGTTGGTACCAACTGGAAGGTGCTATCATCAGCATATTGGCCATAACTGGCCAAATCGCCTACGGTGTTGAGGCCCCCGTAATAACCGTAAAAGCGCCACATTGCATTGGGCGTCTTGTAAAACACTTTGCTTACGATTACTCTTTGGTCCTCGACGGCGCCGTAAAAGGGGCTATTGGTGTCGTTTGCGGCCGAAGATGAGATTATCGACTGAAGATCGTAGTCCTGGACGCTAGCTGTGGTGTTGAAGCTAGCAGAATAGATGCGAGTGTCGCCGCCGAAACCGGCTTCGGTTGAATAGCCATATGCGATGCGACGTATATATTCAAATTTAAACTTGGGAAATTTTAAAGCGACATTTTGCATGCTAGCTGTGCTTTGCAATTGTCCCTCTTCATCAAAAGAGCCTGTTTTGGAACCTAAATAATCACCCAAGCTGTTCTTCGCTTGGTGGATGTTAAGGATATAAGAATACTCTAAGACAGCCTCTTGGTATGCCGCATAGACCTGCTCCTTGGTTAACTCGATGTCGAGTACATCGCCGCCTAATTTGCGATAAGTATACGCCACCTGATCCGAGGCGCCTGATAAAAAGTATTGATCAGACGTGTAAACGGTAAAAGGAAACGACGCGGCGGCCGCCTCACTTGGCAGACTGGCGGATGGTAGTGTGACCGCGCTGGTTCTGGATGAGGGGGTTAAAGTAGGGAACGCCATTCAATATAATCTCCTACCATAATTAGTCGATTACGACTTTAAAAGGCGAATTACTCTTTATCTGTCTTGTTAGTCGTTGTTTTCTTAGCTAAATTTTTAAAGGGATTGCGCTTTTTGGCCTTGGGTGCTTCCTTTATAGGAGGCTCTGGTGTCGCTTGCGCGGCGGTGGGGGCAGCAGTGGCCGAGGTTTTTGTTGCCTGTTCCGCAGCGCGCGCGAGGAGGCGGATTCTTTTCTTTTTTCGTCCCATGATAAGTCTCCTTCTGGGTTTAATGTAAATAGTGTAAAATCTCAAATCTCAAAAAAAATGGGGCGCGCCATTTTTGAGCAATAAAGGATTTTAAAATAAAATAGTTTTTGAGCAAGTAAAAGAAAAGCCCCAACTCAATAAAGAATTGGAGCCTTTCAACTTAGTTTTTAACTAACCGGCTTAAGCACCAGACTCACCCATGAGGCCGCGAACAATGACAAGACCATACATATCAGGTCGAACCATTTTCTTAGCATAGCGGGTCATTACGCCTTTACGCGGCACGAAGTCTTCCGTTCCAAAAATGGTCGGGGTGACTTGCAATGGCACATAAGGAGCGTATACATAACCGCTCTCAAGGAAGCTGTTGCCCTTACGACCCACGAGCACTAAGTTGCGCGGGAAGTACGGATCAACAAACACGTCATAACGCTTGCTGATGCTACCAATATTTTGGGTTCCGGCGATGCCTTTGTTGTCATCGACCGATACGTTGGCTCGGAAGCCTGCGGTGAACTCAAGAATATTAGCAACCTCTGGGGACGTAACAATAAAGTTAGCGCCTCCGCGAAGCGTTTTGCGGTGGATAGCTGCCGAAACGTCATTAACGGTCTCTAGCAGGGTCTCATACCACTCGGATACGGTACCGGTGAAGTCGGGTGCCGCTGTGTTGGCGCCAACCTCTGCGCCGGTCTCGCGATCCACGAACAGACCCGGGGAACGTGACCAGTAATAAGTTGCAGCGCGGGAACCTTTAACCAAGTCTTCAACGATCTCACGATCAATCTCAAGAGCAATTTGCTCGGAGAGAATGGACGTAAGCTCAACCTCTGCATCAAGGTTGTGGTAAGCGTTAAGGTCTTGACCAAGTTCTGGTGTCCACTTAGCTTTCAACTTTTTGGTCATCGCCGTAACCGAAGTGGAATCCACTTTCAAGTTAATTTCGGGGATGTCCGCATCATTTTCCAGACCCCAGGCTGTTGCGCCGACAACGGAACCAACGGAATCAGTGCCGCCGGTGTCCATGAAGTTGTCAACAATGGGGTAAGAAATAGTACACATTGCAATCTGATCGCCCGCCTGACCTGCGGTTTGGCCGCCGTCAAGAGTACCAGTGTTAGCGAATACCAAACGCACGTTGGTCTGACTGACCGTGTTGCTGTCGGCACTTTGACTCAACTGGCTCAAACGACGAAGCAAGGTCATACCATGGACGCCAACGCTGCCCGTATTCAATGCAATTGCTGCAAGGTTATCGTAATCCAAAGAACCGCCGGCAGAAATACCAGCAGATCCGGAAGACAGGTCAACCTCTGCCATCACCCAAATAGAACCGGATGTCAAGTCGGGGTCAAAGCGCATAACTTCATTCAATGCCGCCTGGGTTACGCCGCCCCAGCCGCCGCTGTCTTCGGCAGTCACTGTTCCGCCAGCACCGAAGTTACCGGAAGAAACGACTACTGCGCTGGAAAGATCCAATGAGCCTGTGGGGGAGGAATAACCGTTGACCAAGTTGTAGAACTGGCCGCCGGCTGTACCTTCCGAACCGCCCAAGTCAACACCGCCTGTGATACCGGAACCAACTTTACCACCGCCATACAGCGAGGTGCCATCGTTGAATCCCAAGCGATTGGAACCTGTGGCGGACCCACCAAAGGTGAAGTCCAGGAAGAAGATGAGGCCCGAGGGCAAACTCATCGGTTGAACAGAAACCAGTTCATTGGCGATCAACGAACCGAATACACGACGAACAATGGGGAATGCGACGGCCGCGAAGCCCTCAACATCTCCACCTTGCATCGTGGAGGCAGCTTCACGAAGAAGCTCTTTAGCTTGGTTCTCCAAAAGGCGAGCCATGCAGTTTTTGGTATTATCGTTTTGAATACCTTCCAGAAGTCCCGTTTGCTCCCACTTCGAGAGCAGCGCTGCGCCTTCATGACGCATGTCGCGGTTAACGATACCTTCTGTCAATTTATCTAAAATAGACATTGTTTTTCTCCTTTATATAAGTTTTTATTACTCTGTTGGAATGCCTGCGAGGGTACGCATGCGATTCGCAAAAGAGCTATCTTTTTTAGTTTCCTCTTTACGAGGGATAAAGGCTGAAGAACTTCTAGTGACCACTTCGTTCAGTGATTCTGGTCTTTTTCTTTTAGATGTTGACCCCACTGCACTCTGAAGCGTTTCGAAAACAATTCTTGCTTCTTCAACACTTTTGGCGTTTGATATCGCTTCGACAATTCTATCTTTTTGTCGCTCATTCAACGAGACGCTATTCAAAACACGATTCTGATACAACAATCGGGCGTTAACCAGATTGCTGTCTTCCAACTTTTCTTTAAGCTGGAGTATGACTGTGCCGTACTTATCGAGTTTTTCCTCTAATAGTCGGACTTTGCTGCCTAATTTCTTTTGTTCTTTAAGGAGGGAGCGGTTCTCTTTGGCTTGAGAACGGTTTTCTTTGGCGAGTTCTCTTTCTTTTTCCATTTCTTCTGGGTCTTTGCCATACTTATCATAGCTCCCACCTGCGCCGGGACCTTCCTTGTCGGGGGTTTCCCCCTTTTGCGCTTCTTCTTCAGCCGCGTCTTCGGTAAGATCGGCTTCGCCGTTGTCCGCACTCTCCTCGACAGGGGGAGCCTCTTCGGCCTTGGTTTCTGCGGCTTCGGCGCCTTCTATCGAGGCATCCGCTTTCTCGTCCTCATCTTCATCCTCCGTAAGGGCAGAAAGATCGATTTCCTCGTCGAGGATCTCGCGCAACGCTTCTTCGTCGAGTTCAATTTCTTCGTCGTCCTCGTTAAGGACTGCATCGATTTCTTCGGCAACGGCTTCACGGCTTACCATATCGGCAGCGTCGAGAGTTCCTTCTTCCATTTCTTCGGCCATCATCTCTTCAAGCTTGTCAAGGTCGATTGTAACAACTTCGTCCATGTCTGCTTTTTGGGCGGTAGGGAGATCTTCCACGAAGGCTAAATCGCCATCCGCGTCCACCCCCATTTCGACGGTCTCATCCATTGGTGCATCGAAGGTTTCCTCTTGCTCCAGAATAGTCTCAACCGCAGATCGAATCTCATCTTGATACTTTTCAATCACGACCTCTTCGGCATTTCTTTGTGCCGCCTCTTTTAATTGTTCGGCATCAATAATGGCTTGTTCTAACATGGAAGACATAAACTTTCTCCTTTTCTCTTCAATAATTAGTCAATTGACGATATAAAACCCCTATAATTACCCAAACATATCAACGTGGGGCTTTTTGGCGTAGCTTATCAAGGACTTTTTTTCGTTTTTTAGCTTTGCGTTTTCGCACTTGCGATGGCTTTTCATAATACCGCCGGCCGCGAAAATTCTCAATGATTCTCTCCTTTTTCACTTTTCGAGAAAATCTTTTGATCATTCTTTCAATGGGTTCGTTCGGGTGCCGGGGTGCAATCTCAACTAATACAACTCTTTTCATTACAACTCCTAAAAAGTTAAATCATTTTGCCCCAGTTGCGACCACCAATAGCCATAATTCCACTAATGTCTACGCCTGGGTCTTTGGGATCTACGCCGCTTAAGGCGCCTGCTGCCGCGTCTTGCGGAGCATCGGCGTTGCCGCCGGTTGCGAGGGGGTCGACCCCTTCAAAAACGTTAGAAGGTAAGCCGGTAGCGTTAAGAAGCTTGCGCTTCTGCTCTTTCATTTGCTGGCGGCGGTCTTCTTCTAGTTCACGCTTTTGTTCTTGGAGTTCTTTTTGTTGTTGTTGGAGAAGCTCTGGACTTTTCGTTGCGGGGGTTTTGGTTTCTACCAGCGGCTGGAGGCCTCTTGTGACCTCCGCTATAATATTAGACAGCATTCCTCCTTCGAGAAGGCTTTCTTGAATGCATTCTTTTACAATAGGTTTAAGTAATTGTTTTAATTGGGATTTTTTCATTTATGCCTCGGTGAGGATTTCGTTCAGAGCGCGATTAATACGGTCGCCCTTTGTATAGACAGCTTCTGTTAGTTGAGTAGCCTCTTTTCCTTCCAGGATATAAGCGCCCGGGGCGGAGGGTTCGCTTACTGCGTCAAAACAGATTAGTTGAAGATCGTCTTGAACATACTGCACGCCGCCTTTCCCCTCTTGAAGGGAACCTAGAGCGCGCGAAGAAAAACCAAACTTTACGCCACTTTCATACAGACCTCTTAAAATCTGACCTGCTGGCGTTTGAAGCACTTTCACGGTGCCTATCACGTCTTTACCTTCCCACCAAATTCGATTAACCATGTGAGAGGCGTTTTTTAGGTTGACGACGCTATCGTCGGGATGATCGCATTCGCCAAGAGCGCGGCGGTCTTCAACAATCTTTTGATAGTTGTTTATTTCTTTTCGCAACACTTCTTCAGTGTACACTCTCTGATTGCCATTGACGGCATCTGCCTCTTGGAGCTTGGCGGGGAAGACCAAATGGCCTTCAGCCACCATCTTCTTTTCACCTTCTGTGAGAAGATCTTGGCAACCTCTTTCGTCGCATTTTAATTCGAAGAACTCTCTTAAAAGTACTTTTTTCATTTTTATTCCTTAAACGGGCGCAACCCGCCTGAGCTAAGAACCGCTGCAGCACCGTCTGACGGGTTGTAGCTGCCATTTTTTAATTCGCATCACAGTTTCCTTCATTTTTGTGGGTTATCTTAAACCCAAAGTCGTTAACCAAGACGCTTAGCAGATAACAAGTCCCCGAACTCAAAGACCCTAAAATAAGCAAATTGGCTAAATTATAGTCAAAAGTAAATAGTTCCGTATACCTATTAATTCCAAACAAAAAGGCCCCTGCCCAAAAACCCATACACATCGGGCAATGAAAAAGTTTGCCAAAACCGTAGAGCCATGGCCGTGGGGGTCGAATCTTATTGAATATAGAGCCGTATACAAGAATCTGTGTAAGGCCGTATGCGGCAAGGACAAAATATATTAAATGCATCTAAGCCTCTTTCGTTTGGGACTCTTCCATGTAGTATCCAACAAGGCCGTATGCGCCGGTTGATCCAGGGAAGCTATTGTTGGCGCCTGCGCGCGCATGGTGCGGTATTTTACCGAGCGCAGTTGTCTCATCTTCCGGGGGGTCAGTAATCTCTTTTTCCCACTCTGCGTCAAACTTGGCGATATCATCATAATGTCCCTTTTCACCCTGGAAGAACTTAGCCACAGAGTAAATGGCCACTTGAGTGGCGTTAACGTCGTCTTTTTGGGCCTCTTCCACTTCTAGAAGCAGGCCTTCGAGAGAACCAAAAACATTTCCTCCGTGAACGGTACTAGGATCGACAACGCCGTGCTTCGCCAGATAATCAAATAATCGTGACTGGGCTGCATAAATGTGTGATCCATACTGCTCCTTAGCTAGGGCTAGCACCTTGTTGCCGCTGGGGGAGATAACCACATTAAAATCCGGATGATCGAATATCATCACATCTCCCGACATTGTTTTACGCGCTTTAAGGTTAACCTTTGCTTGTGGCTGAGTCAAGGTGAGGGTAATGGTCATGCGCGCAATTCCTTTGCCAGTCCTTGAATCTTCAGTACTGTGATCATCCCCTCATTGTCAAGGGGCTTCTGGGCAAACTCTGCAAGAATGTTTTCAACAGCTTTGAGTTTTTCCACCGTTCCGGCATCATCGCGCACCTCGTCATCGGTGAATCCTTTGGCAACGGTTTCCTTCAGGCGTCCGAGTTCCTCATTCAAATAGAAATTAAATTCGGTACCGTCATCGGCAAAAGATCCAATATATTTAGAAAGAAGCTCTTTTTGTTCATCGAGAAGGCTTCCGTATTCATCATTAAAGCGCTTCACAAAGCTTTTAAGCACCAGGGTGGAAACACCCTTCACACTTGAAGATGCAGACTCAGGATCCGCCAAGCGTTGAATCAACTTGTTTTCCAGCATCACCTTCTTTTTGGGCTTAGTGGTGTCAGAAAATATTTGGGAAATAGTGGCAAGATCTTTATAATTGGGAACAAAATTAGAAAAAACGGATTTGGATATTTGCTTATTAATCGCGGAGATGGCTGCGCTTTGCTCGCTGAAGAGCCTCTTCTGGTTTACTCTTCCATGCTGTTTAACAGTCTCGTTGACCAAGCGTTCCGCCAGTTTGGGGGTGATCCCCTTTGTTTCCAGCAGAGTCCGGTAAAGATCGAGTTCTGTGCGTAATTGGGTGCCCTTCTTAAAATATTCTTTAAGAACCCCGATGGCGATATCCCGCTTTGCGGTGTCTTTATTGACAGATTGTTTTACCACCTCTCTAATCAAGGTTTCGTATATAAACATTGTGTTGCGTTTTTTATTGTGCTTAGCCATTATATTTGCTCCAAATTCTCAAAAAGCTTTTTAATATCTTCTTTGACCTCAAATATTTCTTTTTCTTCCTTCTCATAATTAGTTGTTTTGTTCTCAAACATACCTTTGCCTAGGCCCAGAAGTTCTTTTGCGCCCGGAGAAAGATTCATTCTCACTTGCCGCGATGGCATTCGAGCCGTTTCATGAGAGCCCATTGCTGTGAACTGACGCTTGCGCGCGCCCATGTCGCGCTTGTCAAACTTTTCAGGCTTATAAACCTTGGCCTTGGACTTGTTAGTTGTAGTATGGCCCGTGGCCTTATTAATATACTTTATGGTATCATCACGCTTTCCAGCGGGTGGCTCACCAGGGGAGGCGAGTAGCGGGCTCTCGTCGCCTGGTGGGGGTTCCCCTCCAAGCTCATCGCCTCCAAGCTCATCGCCGCCTAATTCTTCGCCCGTGTCCATGTCGAAATCACCGCCGCCGCCGCCACCGCCGATGCCGCCGCCGCCGCCGAAGCCTTCTTCGGCTGCTTGGGCGATACCTTCTAGTTGCTGCGTCACTTGCTTGTCATAGAAAAGCTCACGCTGATTGCGCAAGAAATCTTCATCCGACATGTCGAATAAATTATTGGCGATCCAGCGCTTGCTAAAGAAACCTTCTGTCGCGTTGCTCGCGATTTCAAACTTCGTTCGCCAACTTTCCAGTTCTTGAAGCTCCGAAATTTTAGATGGGTTATTAAGCTTCAAGCTAAAAGAAAGAAGATCGTCGTTGCGGAAGCCTAGAACATAAAGATGAATAACTGCCAGCTTTTCAAGCTCTGTAACAAGGGACCGTTGCAACCGCTGGACCGTTCTCGCGAACCGAATGTCTTTTTGCGCTAATGCGCCTTTATCTTCCTCACCCCCTTCTCCGCGGATTAAATAAGACATTGGGATTTTGAGTGCCGCAAACATTTTTTCTCTGAGATATTTCACGTCGTCGATATCGCCGGTAAAGGTGCCGCCGGGTAGACTCTCGATCTTGGTGGAGACGCCGCCTCGTTGAGGAATAAAATAATCTTCTTCCACCGACATCGGGTTATAGCGCAAATCCACGCGACCAGTATCCGCGTCTACGATTTGATTTCGTTTCATGGACGTAATAAAGCGTTGCATAAACTGCTCCACATCTTGAGGTGGAATGTTGCCTACATCGACGTAGAAAACTCTT